CTTCTGTTCTGCGGGGGGTGATGACCGACGATGTGCTTCAAAAACTAGAAGCAAACTGGAAACTAAACTCTAAAAAAATGATTGANGAATTGGGCAGTAAATGGCTATGCCATCCTGATAATTTTATTAAACGCAAAGACGGAAAGGTTTACAAATGAGTTTCAATACTAACAACCAAACTAAACACGAGAAGGATATGTTCCGATGCTACGAAGTGAAAGGAGTTCTTTATGTCCCCACTTACAACGAAGCTGGAATCTACATCGGCCCATGCGGAAAGAAGTATTTAGAAAGCGACCTTACTATGGCTGGCGCAAGGGTAAAGATGGAGTCCCTGTATGTGACTTCTGCAAGGCGAGATAATTGAAATACAAAGTGGTAGATGAAACAGGCATGGCAATACGCTTGTTTCAATCGCTTAAGGAAGCCGAGCAGTTCTTACAGGAAGGGTGGAAGATTGTACGACTACCTAAGAAACCTAAGCTAAACTTGTATGAGTTGCTCGGTGAATGTTTAATGTAAAGGAAGTAATGAGTGAACTAACTAAGACCGCATTAGAAATTAAGAAGGCATCTGAAAAAATAACAGGGCGCAAGTATTGTTCGTCTTGTCATGCGTACCAGTTGCCTGAAGGTGGTAAGGATGTTTTAATTACTAGCGGTAGACACACAAGATGGAAGTGTGCCAAATGTTTAGCCAATATAAGTGCAAGGAAATATGAAAGTAAAAAGGTGAAATGATGAATGAACTAGAAGCAAAGGTTAAGGAACTAGAAGCAGAAGTATTAAAACTAAAAGACGAGATATTCTATTGGCGCACCGCCTTTGATAGAGCCCTCGTTGCCTACACTAAACTCGAAAGGAAAGTAGATGGAAAACCCGAACTATACTGATTTAGAAAATTTGTGGGAATTGAGTAACATGGTAGAAGTTGTTAGCTACAAGCTAAGTAGTATTCGAGATGTGGCTGAGATTATTGCCGAGCGTGTATGCTCCGACCCCGAGAGCGGTGCTATATGGGCAGTTGCTGAAATGATTGAGCTACAGGAGCAACAACTGGAAAAGATTAGCGCAGAAATAATGAACTGGCACAGGGCAGTAAAAGACTTTGAAGCGCCCAAACCGCAAACTAAAAAGAAAGGAACTAAGAAATGAAACAGATTGACGACTGCGGTGGTGAGCCTGTGCCTTTCTATGGGTGGGTTCAGCATAGTGATGACACAGTAACGATTGCATACAACCATGAAGAAGCTATGCAACTGCAACGAGAATTTGCAGAACAACTTACCAAAGAACATCACGACCCAGTTAATCACCCCAAGCATTACACCACGCATCCATCAGGTGTAGAGTGCATCGACATCACGAGGCATATGGGATTTAACTTAGGTAATGCCATGAAGTATATGTGGCGATGTGATTTAAAGCGTGATGCTATCGAGGACTTGGAGAAGGCGGTGTGGTATCTGCGAGATGAGATTGCCTTGCGTAAGAAACAACGACAAGAAGAACTTGAGGAAAGGACAGGGTTCTAATGAAGGTATCAGACGCACAATATGAGGTGCTTGCTAGGTGGGTTCACGCTTACATAGATGAGCATTGCATATTGCGTGGGGTAGATTTGCCAGCGAAAGTAAAAGGCGAACGATATAGCTGGATGTTCTATCTGCGCAGAGGACTGTTCAATGCGCAGTTCAACTTCAATATAGGGCAAATGTTTTACTATTATCTTGAACGCTTAGACCCCGAGTTTAACTTTCAGATAACAGGATTGGAAACGGCATCTGCGCCTATGCTGACAGCTATACCGATGGTGGCTAAGCTAATGGGGTCAGACCTAAATGCGTTTATCGTTAGGAAAGATCGCAAGAAGTATGGCTTAGAGAACATAGTAGAGGGCATACCAAACGACAAGCCAGCCATTATGTTTGATGACTTATGCAACAGTAGCGCATCGTTGGCTGAGTGCTTAAACAAGTTACACACCGAGGGCATACCAGTAGCAAGGGTAGCGTTCACCATAGTCAACAAGAGTAATGTTGGTGTGCATACTGAGGAACGACTTAACACCGATATGTATTTACCCCCTGATATACAAGTCATTAGCCTGTTCACCCTTGATGACTTTAATTTACATAGCCCATCACACTAAGGAGAAAAGATGAATAGAGATGAACTGTTTAGGCTAGCGGTGTTTGCCGTTCTGCTAGGGTTTGTTATTGAGTTTATGATGTTTAGCCATCAAGCCAAAGCGCAAGATAGCTGGAGAGATAGCCCATACAACTGGAAGAACTCGGAGTATAACTATCAGAACTCGTCAGCCAACTACAATAACTCGCCATACAACCCCAAGAACTCGCAGTATAACTACTGGAATCCAAGAGCAAACGGAGTGTATGATAACGAGGGGAACCGAGTAGGTTATGTAACAGAGAACCGAGAAGGTGCTAGAAATTACTTCGACAACAACGGAGATAGGATTGGATATGGAAGAACTAGATAGAGCAGTAGTTGTAGCCCTTGCTTTTGAAGCTGGCTTTGGTAGGCATCAAGTTATGCCTGATGTTACTAAGTTTGAAAGGCTTGCTCGGCTATTACAGAAACACATTGAGGAGAAAGAAGATGACTTTGATATGGATGGGAGATGTTAATGACAAAGCATGATGGCGGCAAAGGTGATGCACCTCGCCCACTAGGTGTAAGCATGGAAGAGTTTGATAGGAACTTTGATTTGATATTCGGGAAGAAAGACAAGAAGCAACCCAACCTCAATATAGAAGTCGAAGCTACAAAAGATGACCAACAAGTAACGATAACTAAGACATGGGAGTTCTAAATGAGCTTCACAATTAAACAAAGTAACGGCTTAAAAGTTATTCAATGGTTTAAAAATGTAGATGAGTTACTGTGCTCCATGCTTGCCAATCCAAACGATACATACTGGAGAAACACATGAGAAACTGCCCAAAGTGCGGAGCCAAGTTAAAGACTACGCAAACTCGGACGGCGACACAACATCCTGACTGGGTGCGTAGACGACGGGTTTGCATAGACGACTGTGGCTTTAGGATAACAACAATCGAACTGCCAATGGCAGACCTAACTTTAGAACAACAAGGAGAAGTAGATGGACTCGAAAGAGATACTGAAAGCGATTGACCCGAAGGGGGCTGAGATTGAGAAGCTGAGAGCTGAGTTGGCGGTAATGCAACAACGAGATGCAAGAGTAAGAATGGAACTGCAAGAAGCGGTAGAAGAAAGACGAAAGCTACGCTGGCTTAAAGAGCATGGCATTTTAGTAGAAACCCCTGATGGTATGCGTTACTTGAAAGAGGAAGAGTTTGATGAGTTCTTTAGCAACTTGCCTGACTTTGGTGGTATTGCAAAACGACTTGCAGAATCAATGCAACATACCAAAGATGTAATAGCGGCAAACATACTTAACAAAGTCTTTGAAGAAACGTATGCAGATCATGGTAAACACGTAGCACTACACTTGGAAAAAGCAAAGGAGTTAACAAATGGCACAAACACCCGAGAAAAAGGTAAAAGAAGCCGTAACAAAAATCCTTAAAAAGTTTGGCGCTTATTATTTCTATCCTGTGATGGGTGGGTTTGGTCGTTCGGGTATTCCCGACATCATAGCTTGTTACAAAGGGCGCTTCATTGCGATAGAATGTAAGGCTGGTAAAAATAAAACAACCGCACTACAAGAAGCTGAACTCAAGAAGATTGAGGATGCTAGAGGGTATGTGATGGTGGTTAACGAAGAAAACATTCAGTCCGTAGAAGATTCACTAGACACACTTCAATGGATTGAACAACACAACGAAAGAGATGAATGACTGAACACACAACACCCGATAGCGCTCTAGAAGCAATCTATGATCTGATTGAACAGGGCGCTGATGACCCGAATGTATCCATTGTTTTGGTAGTGGCTAATAGTGAAACAAGTAGCGTCAAGGTATGCGGTCTTAACATTGATGAGATGGAAGTTCCTATTCTTCTTACTGAAACTGCGGCTGAGATTGGGCATAGAGTTCTTGACCAGCTTAACGACAGGACAATTAACTAATGGAAATCAGAGTAGAAGTAGTACGAGAAAACGAAGATGGTTCTGCTGATGCTATGGTTCATTTTGATAAAGAAGGTTTGGGTTTTTTAGTTCAAGAAGGTGTGCTTGCAATTCTCAAGCAATACATAGAGCAGTGCAAAGCTGACGCTAAACAAAAGAAAGTAAAAAATGTTCGGAAGAAAAACGCTGGTAGTTGACTTTGAAACTAGATGGGACAGTAAAGACTACACGCTAAGCAAGATGACTACGGAAGAATATGTTCGTAGTCCGATGTTCAAGGCTTTCGGTGTAGGGTATAAGTGGCTCAATGAAGATACAACAACTTGGGTAACTCACGATGATATTCCAGCGTGGGTTAGTTCTATTGATTGGGAGAATGTAAATGTACTTGCTCATAATGCTCAGTTTGATGTTTCTATTCTTGCTTGGGTCTACGGCGCTAGGCCTGCTTATATACTGGATTCTCTAAGTATGGGTCGTGCCCTTCGTGGTGTAGAAGTAGGCAACAGCCTAGCTACATTAGCAGAACACTACGGGCTACCACCTAAAGGACAAGCGGTGCATAGCACTAACGGCTTGTCTGAAATTACTTATGAGATGGAGAAAGAATTAGCCATCTACTGTGAGCACGATGTAGAACTGTGCGCTCAGATATTTAGAAACTTGCTGGGTGAAGTAGAAGGTGGGTTCCCACAGAGTGAACTAGATTTAATTGACATGACGCTCAAGATGTTTGTGTTCCCCACACTTGAGTTAGATAAGGAGATGCTTAATGAAGCAATCGAAGATGAGAGGACAAAGAGGGAAGCGCTTCTTAAAAAAGTTGACGTTGATGAAACGGCGCTTGCTAGTAACGATAAATTTGCTGAAGTACTTAAAGGACTTGGAGTTAATCCACCACGTAAGATCAGCAAGACGACTGGCAAAGAAGCTTATGCGTTCGCTAAGAACGATGCCCTCTTCCAAGCGTTGCTTAACAGTAGTAACGACGATGTTGCCCTTATTTGCGAAGCAAGGCTCAAAGTTAAATCAACGCTTGAACGCACAAGGGCGCAGAGATTTGCAGATATATCGGAACGAGGTAAACTTCCTGTCCCACTCAACTACTACGGAGCGCACACAGGCCGTTGGTCGGCGAGCAAGGGCTCGGGGCTTAATCTACAAAACCTCAAGAGGGGGTCATTCCTACGTAAATCTATCAAAGCGCCGAACGGGTACTCGCTCGTCGTATGCGATCTCTCGCAAATTGAGCCGAGAGTCCTTGCCTATCTCGCTGATTACACGTCACTCCTTGATATATTCGCATCGGGTCAAGATGCCTACTCAGCGTTTGGGGCGCAGATGTTTGGCATACCCGACCTCTCTAAAGAAACACATCCGACTCTCAGGCAGTCAGCAAAATCAGCGTTGTTAGGTTGTGGCTATGGCATGGGTTGGGCTAGCTTCTCTGCGCAACTTCTTACTGGATTCCTAGGCGCACCGCCCACAATGTATGACAAAGCATTTGCTAAACAACTTGGTGTAACTGAGCAAGATGTAGCTGACTTCTTAGGTTGGGAACGCAACATGGAATTACTCCACAAGATACCACACACTTGCACAGACAAAGAGCTTCTAGTTCATAGCCTAGCCGCTAAAAAGATTATTGAAATCTATCGTGAGAAGTCGCACCCAGTAGTAACCTTTTGGGACTTATGTAGTTCGTTGATAGGGCATAGTTTAAGTAAGGGAAAAACCTACGAATATAAATGTCTAACTTTTGAAAAAGAGCGTATAATATTGCCTAGTGGTTTGGCTTTGCGTTACCCTGATTTAAAGGGTACAGAAGACGAGAAAGGCAGAACACAATGGTCTTACGGGTCTGACAATAAAAAACTATACGGCGGTAAGCTGGTAGAAAACATTGTTCAGGCCGTTGCTCGTTGCGTGATGACTGATGGGATGTTACGGATACAAGAGAGATACCCTTGTGTATTGACTGTGCATGACGAAGTTGTAGTGCTAGTACCTGATGAAGAAGTAGAAGAAGCAGAGAAATGGGTACACGCACAGATGGTCATGGAACCGCAGTATATGAAAGGCATCCCACTTGACGCAGAATCAAGCTATGCTAAACGATACGGAGATGCTAAGTAATGGAAGTTAAACCAATCAAGTGGAGCCACTCAGGGCTTAAAGACTACGAGGGATGCGCTAGGCGGTTCCACGAGGTTAAGGTTTTAAAGAACTACCCTTTCCAAGAAACAGTTCACACCAAGTATGGTAAGCAAGTACATGAAGCGGCTGAGCTTTATGTTAAAGAAGGCAAGCCTATACCGCCTGAGTATGCGTTTATGGAACCCATTATGGAAAGCCTGATGAAGATAAAGGGCAGAAAGTTTCCTGAGTTGGAGATGGGTGTAAGGGAAGACTTAACACCTTGCGGTTTCGGTGACGATGATGTGTGGGCTAGAGGAATCGCTGACTTAGTAATCATAGATGACGATGGTTTAAAAGCTTGGGTAGTTGACTACAAAACTGGCAACGATAAATACCCTGACCGAGATCAGCTAATCTTAATGTCCCTCATGGTGTTCGCACACTTCCCACACATTCGCCAAGTTAATTCTTCTCTACTGTTTGTAGTTAAGGGGAGCATGGTTAAGAGCAAAATGGAAGCCGACCAAAAAGATTTCCATTGGCAGTTATACAGAGAACGTGTAGCAAAACTGGTAGCCAGCCACCATAACAATGTATGGAATCCAACAAGCACTCCGCTATGTGGATGGTGTCAGGTTAAGTCCTGTGAATTTCACCCTAATCACTAATATGAGTAAAGTAAAAAGACTAGAAAGAATCCGTACTATCCTAGATAGTTATGCTATCGGTGTAGACTTTGCGCAAGATGATGTAGTTAGTATGAACTTACTTACTGGCTGGAGTTTCCCATATTACAAAAAAGTAATTAACCCACGCACACCCAAAGAAACACGTTGCTTGGGGGTATCAAACGATGGGATTAACTACGAAGTTTGGTCATGGCGCAAGGCAGTAGCGGAAACAGATAACAGAACCCCAGCATTACGGGCGGCTATTCAGTATCAGTTAAACGATTTTATACGTCAATGGGCCCCGATTTGCGTACATTGTGGGGCTACTAAAGACCTGACAGTCGACCACCGCTATGTGCCATTTGTAATGATTGCAAAAAGTTTTATAGATACCGAACCCAACATCGAAATAACCAACGATAATAGTGGGATTGGGTGGGTCATTAAAGACCCGAGTGTTTTAAAAGCATGGCAACATTTCCACGCAGAGAGAGCCACTTATCAGATTTTATGTCGCTCATGCAATTCGTCAAAAGGAAAGAAAGATGACACAGAAAAACGGCAAGCGTGATTACAAACACGCATACAAGTTACAGAAAGCAACTGGTGAAACCGAAGACCAACTCGAGCGCCAGCGTGCAAGACGTAAGTATGACAAAGAAGGTATCGACCGCAAGGGCAAACACATAGACCACGTGAAGCCCCTAAAGTCAGGTGGGAAATCAACAAGCGGCAACTTAAGACTGCGATCTCCCAAAGCTAATATGTCAGACAACAAAAAATAATACTGGCAACAACGAAAGGAAAATATGGAACTACTAAAAAGTTTATTCGAAGACTTTGGTAGGGTGCTGACTGCTCCCTATGACAACACCTTTGATACCCCACTCCATGTAGTTGAGGCTATGTGGCAAGTTAAGTATGGTAACGAATGGGTTCCAGCCGAGGAGTTTACTGACGACTTTTGGAAAGCAGCACTACTACGCTTATCTAATCAAGAGTTAGTCGAACATCATAGAATTGTCACCGCCCCAGATGGGAATAGCGGTCTGGTATATAGACTAAAAAATCATGCGGCATGAACGTTACGCTGAAGGGTGGACTGATGCCCGTAGTATTTTTGGTCACGCTATTGAAGAAGAAAATAAAAAGTATGGCTCTGAATATAGGACAGATAGAAAGTGGGGGTCACCGCTAATGCCTAAGAAAAAAGTAGATGCGCACGAATACGTAACTGAAGCTAAAGACTTGCCGATAGAGACTTGTAGAAATCTATGGATTATGAAGTACGGTGATGGATGGATAAACGCAAGCGAACTAGTGGAGCAAGACAGTCTAACTTGGGAAATAGGTAACAGATTATTTTGGGCTGGCTTAGTGGAACACGATAAACAAATGGATCAATACAAATGCAAATCGTAGATAATAAAGCGCTGGTGTTTACCACCCGCAACCCCGAGAAGTACGCAGTCATTCCTAAACACGCTATCGT